TTTACATCATAATCAGAAACGATAATTTGATTATTTGAAGATGTTATTCCAGTAAAACGAACGGTTGAAACACCAGATGAAGGGATAACCTCAAAATTATTTCCTACGTTGTTTTCAGTCGTTGGTGTTTGGAAAATGTCATTAATTAAAAGAATTCCAGTTGTGCTAACACCACTTGTACTAATTCCTTGAACAGTTAAAGAATAAGTTCTACCTATTCCACTAAAACTATCGGAAATGTCATCAAAAATATAATTAGTTGAGTAATTTTGTCTCAAATAAACTCTACCATCAAATGTTGACTTTGCATATTCTAATTGTGTGCTCGGATTTTTAGGTCTGCCACCGTTTCCGTATGGTGCGTCCGTAAAATAAATTGTACTATCTTCAATATTATAAGAACCTCGATATACCCTTACAGAAGTTCCATCGTTATGATTTATTGCCGATGATCCAATAGATGATCTAATTGTGGAAACCAGTGGGAATGTTCCTAATCCTGTAATTGGTCCAGTAAATGTGGTTCCTAGACCAACAGATATAACATCCAGATATTCATTATCAATTTTAAGAATATCTCTTGGTTTAATTGATGAAATACCAGACAAAGCAAATATTGAAGATGCTGTGCCAATTTGCCCGCCGTTATGGAGTAAATTATAACTTAATGGTGTAAATGTAAGAGGTTTTTGAATTACTCCATCAAGAGTAATAATAGACTTTTCATTTCGTTTACTCATAGTAAATTTATGACTATTACCACTTCCTGTTGAAGTGAATGTTACTCCAATTCCAGATGCAGCGTACTGTGGAGTAGTTGCAATTTTAAAATTGTTATTATCAATTTTAATTGCATAAACAGTTGACGGTAAAATGTTAGTGGTTCCAATTCCAACTCCTCCAGAAGAAATTGAAGTAGCAGTGGAACCTATACCAACAGAAGTTTCTGCTACACCAATTAAAGTGGATCCTGGAACATAAGTTAATTGTTCCCCAGTACTAAAGAAATGATCATCAATTTGAAATACTCCAGTGACTGGATTTAAAACAGTTGTTGTTGATGGGTTGAAAGTTTTGCTGAAAATTGGAGTTCCATTATACTTTAATTCAAATGATTTTTTATTAACTCTTGAACCATTTAAACCACTGTATTGTGACAACACTAACGAATCAGTAACTGATCCATAAACTAAGTCTGGTGCTTCATTGTCATTATCGTTAATGGAATATAATACTTCATTAAAACTTTGAACTAAAACATTTGCACTTCCAACATACAAATCGGGATGGAAAGACAGAATTAAATTACTTCCAGATACATTTCCACTAAATGTACCAATACCATTAGTGCTTCCGATAGATAGGAAAGGATATTGTGAAATAACAGTATCAGAACCGTTATAAGACATTAAGACTTGATGGAGAGAACTTGTATTTCCATAAGAAACTTTGACTGTAGACTTAACGGACAAAATATTGTCACCATTTACATTAATTACTGAAGTTGTACCAGACGAAACATTGTAGTTTGACTGATAATATGCACTTCTTTCATTTCCACTAATTTGGTCTGGAGTTAAAAATCTATATGTTCCCACTCCTACAGCAGTTGTACCAAAACCTACAATCTTACTACGAACTAGAACAGATGTTGATGTGTTATTATAATAATTTAAATTAAATTGTCCGCCACTAATTGTTGGTTGGAATACTCCAATATGACTTGTTGATAATCCAGAACTGGTATCAAAATAGTATTCCGCAGTATAAGTGTCTGTGCCATTATGATCAATATACAATTCAGCATAATTCATTTCTAATGTTGCACTATCAATCAATTGAATATTGGCAAAAATGCCTCTATTGCTTGAAGTAGATGCTGAAAAAATTGTAACTGTTGTACCAATCCCAGCACTTGTATTAATTCCAATAAGATTTACAAAACCTACAGATTGAGTTCCTATTCCAGGTAAATCACTATTAAAAGTTGTTTTAAGTACTTTAATATCATAATCATTGTTGTTTGGATCTGAAGGTATGAATCTGAGAGACGGAATTTCGAAGAAGTCCTTATCAGCAACTACCTCTCCTATATCTGTTTGAGTGTTAGTGGTTATTCCACTAGCAATTAAAGATTTTGATAAATTATAAACATTATCATTCGTGTATAAAGCTACAATTTCTCCAACTTGCCTGATATTTTGATCAGTATCGGAAATTTGATATATGTATTTTGAGAAACTATTATCAATAAAATCTAGATATGTGTAATTATTAAGTGTAGAATTATTATTTTGGAAAGAAGAACTTATATCATCAATTAAAAGAACTCTATTAGTTAAACAGGATACATAATCTGTTAATTTTTTATTTTTAAATTTAATAAATTTGGATTTTGTGGATAAGGTATCAATATCTAAAGATAAGTCAAAATAATTTATAGTATCAACTCTATTTTCATTAACAACATCTAAAACAATTATATCGTTTGTAGATGAAGCAATAGATACTCTATTTCCTCTAGAATTGATTTGAGTATCTGCAAAATTCTTCATTCCACTAGGATGAAGAAGTCTGTTGACCGAATTAACAATTTCATCATATTGAACACTACTCCTTATGGAGTATGACATATTTTGATAATAATCATTATCCGAAGATACTTGAGATGGAACACTTAATTTCCCAACATCACTCGACCATCCGTTATCTTGTTTAATGGCATAATTTACATTGAATTTAGCCTTTCTTCCTTCAATGTCTTGAATTGTTGCAATTACTCCAGACTTTTTACCTTTTATTAAATCACCAATTCTTATTTGAGTATATGTTCCGATAAACTTCACATAGTCTTTTTCTGAAATTTGTACGAACAGATCTCTCTCTACAAATCCCGTTCCATTTGACGACTTTACTAAAATTTGCTCATCTATTAAGAACTTGGAGAATCCTTGAACTTGTTCAAAAATTGGGTAGTTATTTCTATTTACTATGAACGCATAACTGCTTTGGAAAGTTTTAGCTAAACCAGCATTACTTGTAAGATTTGCAAGACTAAACTTTAATACTGCTGGATTTGTATTGGCAAAATCTGTTACTGTGAAAAATCTATATCCATAATCTGCAGAATTAAATCCTGTTCCAGAAGAATCATTTTTCTGAATATTTTCTACAAAAATTTGATCTCCAACATTGAAAACCGCAGTTGTAAATCCAGTTAACGGTGTTGTGAGGAAACAAGTTACAATTCCTGAAGGTGAAGAAATTATGGTATTAATTCCAATTCCATTACTATTATTAACCGCAACAATGTTTTGTTGATAAGAAGGAAGTCCTTTTGGTGGATAAACAACATTAACAGATCCAATAGAAGTTCCATTTAAATTGCAACTTAGTGAATCATCGTTTACGACATTATTTGTTACTGGATCTACAATTAATAGATTTGGTGGTGTAGAATAATTTTTTCCTCCACTTATTACAGTCACTGATTCAATTGTGCTTGAATTACTTAAGTAATAAATTGGAGAAATATAAGCATCTGGTCTCAGAGTTTTATCGGAAGAATATTCAAATCCCTGATCTAATATTCTGACTTTATTAATTTTTCCAATTTGATCACTCGTAGCAATAATATTTGCGTCCTGTCCGTTTAACGTAGTTATTGAAGAGAATCCAGGTAAAGACTTGTAATTATATCCACCAAAAATATTACGAATCTTCTTAATACCACCAGAAGCTGTGAGAGATGAAGTTGAATACTTCAACACATCGGTATTTGAAGAATTTAAATAAGTTTCATTAGGAACTTTAGTCAAAGAAACAGAGAAAGTAGTTGTACCAACTCCAGATATTGCAAATGTTCCGTTATATTCGTTATCTACAAAATTGATTCTAGAGTAATTTTTAACTTCTTTGTCAGAAGTACTAATAAAACCTGATTTTTCAAGTGAGTAGAATAAGTTAAGAGGTAATCCTTCAGAATGTCTCAGAGTTAATGTAGCAACAGAACTAATTCCAATTGTACCAACACCAGTGACATTAAATGTAGTTGTATTTGCTACAGAAACAAATTCATTATTAAAAGAATTATCATAGAATAATTTTAACTTATATCCAGATAAAGAAGAATGTGATAAGTCAAATTTTAAATCTGAATTATTTTGTACTGTTATTGGAGGATTAATAATTTCTAATTGATGTTGGGTTCCACCAACACCAGTAATGGTAACAGTGGTTGGGAACGGTCCCTCTATATCTTTTAAAGTTTCGGAAAGTTTAATAGTGTTATCATCAATTTTATAAACAAAATAAGTTGATGTTGTTAAACCAGAAGCAATACTATCAAAAGCATTATAGAAAACCTTATCTCCAGTACTAAGATGTGAAGCACCTATTGATATTGTGCTACTTGCCGTATTGATACTTGCAGAAGTAAATCCAATTGGATTAAAAGTTATTTTATCAATAATTGAATTATATCTAACATTAACAACACTGGTTGTACCAAATCCCACAATTGTGTTTGGTTTTACTTCCAATGTGATAATATCACCATTTAACATTTCATGTGCAGTTGAAACTGATACAACAGCATTTATTTTTTCGGATTTTCCTGTTACCTGAGTATAATTAGTTTGTAGAGAATATTCATAACCATTAGAACCATTGCTATTAAAATATAGTCCATCGGTATTAGTTGTTAGTCCGACAGAACTTGTCAATCCAATATAATCTTTTGATTTGTTGATTACATATACTGTCTCAGTATTTCCAGTTTGTGGCAAGTTAAATGTTGAACTAGATGGTTCTTGAGATACAATTAGAGCGGAAGAACCAGAAGTTTTAGTAAAAGTTAATTGATCACCAGTTTTAAAAGGATGATTTGGTAGATATATTGATTGAGTGGGAATAGAAATCGTTTTGGAAATCTCACCAATTATAAAGTTTGTAGATATTCCAACTCCTGCAGTTGTTCCAACTCCTACAGACTGTTTGGGATTAAAATAAATCTTATTATTGACTTTAGAATCAAAATAGTTTACATTTACTGGAATTGAAAAAGTATTTGGTAATACGTTAACTATCGCAGTAGATGTGTGTGCTGCACCAGAAGTTCTCTTAACTCTAATAATTGAATTTACATCAAATCTATTCAAAACAGAAACAGTTTCATCATCAATCGTTAAACTACTTCCAATTGAAACTGAAGATGGAATTTTGGAAACATATATGTCTTCTACGGTGGAAATACCAGCAGAGGGCATATCTTTAAACAGAACGCAAAATTCCGTGTTAACTCCAATTTTGTGAACTTTTGATAGATATGTTATTGAACTGGATAATCCAGATATTGAAATATTATCATTATCTAAAAATGTATGATTTGGTGAAACATTTGCTAAAACAGTACTAGAATCTTTCCAAGTAAAAACTGTATTATTGTACGTTTGTACTGATGTATTGATATCAACAATATTTTTTCCTGTTACTGATAAAACATCGGCAGTTAATCCACCACCGTTAGTCCCCTCATCGTCAAAATGCAAATTGTCACCAACTTTATAGTTACTACCTTCAGTTAAAATTTCAAATCCGGTGACACCTCCTTTTGTTACCGAATCAACTATAGATAACTGTCTTGTAACTTCATTTGACTCAACAAAGAAATCATTGTCTGCATATGGGTCACTTGTTTTATATGCTAAGGTATTTCTCACTAAATCGGAATTATTAAAGTCAAACGACTGATCTAAAGTATCATTATCTTCAATATATTTTGATCTGTATGTATCTCCAATAAAATATGGGTATGAAGGTGTTAACGTTCCAGTTCCAGGATCTGTTGAAACTCCAACAAAGTAAGCATAGGTTCCTTCAGGGAATTCGGGAGTTTTACACATTCTTCCATTATGAATATCCAAGTTTCCTGTATCGGTAAAAATGTGATCTTCAATAAAATAACCAGGAGCAAAAACAGTTGGTCTATCAAAAATTGAAGACGTTTGTAATTCATAACCACTTTCCATTAAGGAAATTAATGATGTATTGTCTTCTGGATTCGAATATCCATATGGTCCATATATTGGATTTCCATCATATGCCCATCCGATAATAGGCGAATGTGAAGTACCTCTATCACCATAGTTTTCAGAAAAAATATTAGTTGAATATCCAACAAAAGAATATTTTAAATCGTTAATAGTTTCAACTAAAGTCTCAGTTTTATTCGTAAATTGTTCATTGATTTGTAGAGATCTTACTGTTGAATTAAATATTACACCAGATCCAGAAGGAACTACTGAAATTGTCGTATTTGCTTGAGTATATCCACTGCCACCATTAATTACTGAAACTGATACTAGTTTTTCATTTAAAATAACTGCTCTTAAAATTGCACCAGTTCCGTCTCCATTGATCTTAAGAGTAGGAACTGAATAATACTCACTTCCAGAAGTAAGGACATCTACACTTTGAATTTTACCATTTTTGATCAATGGTTTTACTTCTGCGTTTTTGCCATTTTTAATAGTAATAATTGGTTTTTTCTCAAAGTTTACAATTGTTGATCCATAACCAGTTCCTGCTTCATACAGATAAGCATCAATGATACTTCCTTTTACAGAAGGAGTTGCTGTTATAACGCCAACCGAAGTATTTCCATAGGAAACATTTACAATAACTTGAATATCTGGATATTTAAAAATGTGATATCCAGATCCAATTGATGATAATTTAATATGGTTATTTCTTAGATAATTGGTGGAAACAGTTGCTCCTATTCCAGCATCTGCAAGTTTAAAGGAATTATCATCAACTTTAATAACATAATAAGAATTTGTTGTAGATAAACCACCCACATTAGTGCCGGTTGTATCATATCTTATAATATCACCTTGATTAAAGTTATGATTCTCAAAAGAAATTGTATTAAATGTAGTTGAAATTCCAGATGTTTTTACATATAACTTTCTGTTTTGATATCCAGAACCAGGATTTATAACGTTAATAGATCTTAAAGTATCTTTTTCAAAAGTTATAAATTTGTGTATTCCAGAAGCATTTTCTGTAGTAAATCCTACTGTGTTAATTCCAGAAAATCTGTCAGAGTCAGTTTGATATAATTTAATAGTTGTTAATCCGACAACTTGTGCATAATAAGTTTCGCCATTGGATAATGTTTTGTAGTATGAATTGGATCCAAAATAAGTTGCTATACCAAGACTATTGTTATTGTTGTTATTGTAAACTACAGGATCACCATTTTTTAAATTGTGATTTTTAGTAAAAGTAATAGTTTCATTTGTAACATCAACTCCACCACCAAGAATATTTTGTCTTGCGTCAAAATCAAGTTCTCTATATCTTCGTGCAACATATGGTTCTAAAATAGCACCAGAACCATTACCACCAACTACAGATGCCGAAACAACTGATCCAATATCAAATTCTTGTGGTTCAACATACACATAATCAATACTTCCACTAACTACAGGTTGAACTAGTGCAGTAGTTCCTACCCCAGCAGAAACACTAACCAGGGGTGGATTAATTACATCATAATTTCTACCACCATTTACCACTTTTAGTGAGGATAGTGGTCCATAGTAAATTCTATCTTCAGTTTTTGGACTTATAATTTCAACACCATTTATCAACATTCCAACTCCACCAGGGAGTGTTGCATCACCTTCTCCGGACTGATAATTTGGAGTTAATGTAAATTTCTTAAGTAATTTTTGTGGGCTAGCATAAAGAGATTTGTGTCTATACAAGACAAATTGATGAGTCCCTGTACCAGAAGCCAAAGAATCAAATTCAACATAAAATTCACTCCCTATAAAGGAACGAGATTCATAAAGTTTAATTTTATTTCCAGAACTTAATACTTCAACATAATAACTATTTCCAGATACAAGACCTGGCATTTGTTGATTGCTAGCAAAATAAACAATCCTATCACCTGTCACTAATTTGGTAGAAGATGAAAAAGATATAATTGAAAATTTTAAAGTGGTTGAATTAAATCCTTGTAGATATCCAGTTGTTGATGAAGCAGATTTAACTCCCGTCGCCTCTGGAATTTCTGAAAAAGTTATATTTTTGGTGATAGTATAAGAAGGTAATGAATTTGATGCTACGTAAGCATATTCTTCTGAATCATTGACATATAAGTTTTGTATATCCGATACTATCTTATTGTTTCCATACTTTAGAGAAACACCCGTACTCTTTGCTTTATTCAAGACTCTTCTTAGATCATAATCTAAAGATACTGAAGGAGTAAATCCTGTTAGTCCTGATAGAATAATTTGATTTGTTGTTAAGTTAACTGTTTGTACAATAGCATTAGTATGTACAACATTTTGAGTTCCTCTAACTACTATCTCAACAGAATCTCCTACCTTTAGACTTGATTTATCAATATCACTCAACAAAGTTAAAGTTGAACCGGAAAAAGAACCAATATAATATCTTGAACTTGTATTATAAATCCAAGAATTTGCAAAAATTTCAGTATAAGATTTATTGGAAAAGGGATTTTCAATAATTTTTCCAAGACTCTTAACTGTTATTTTTTCATTCTCTGTTACTCCAATAAGATCTGGTCCAGAAAATTCTGATAGTACTCCTGTAATAAGAAGTTCTACTTTTTTAGAAACATCTCCATTTTCATATCCAAAAACAATTTCATTTGAACGAATTGTACTTGTTTTGGAAATTTCCGATGTTACATTTGAACATCCTAAAAATTGATTGACACTCTTATCCGAGTATGAAATTAAATTGTTACCGGAGATTAAAGTTCCAGTATTACCAAAACCAATTGTAGAATCTACGGTGATAATAGATGACCCAACAGATACTGTATCAATAACTTTTGTTTTTGGTGTAATATTAAATTCACCTTCTGTTAAGTTACTTTCATCATAACCAATAAACAAGAATATTTTGTAATAGATTCTTCCTTTTCTACTTATCGTCTCTACTTCAGATACTGAACCTTGGGTGGTTAAATCTGTTGATTTTTTAATTGTTTGTCCAACAAGATTTGAAGGATTTCCAGATATTTTTTCGGCAACAATAACCTGTCTTCTTAAAAACTTTGCAGAAGAAGGTTTAATTAAATAATTTTCTAAATCAACTACTTTAATTTTTTCACCGTACAAAACTTTAAATAAAATTTTAAAAGATTCTTCGGTTCCTTTTGCAGAATAAAAACCTCTAGATTCTTTGATAAAATTACTTACATCAAGATTTGGGGTAAAATCTACATTTGCTAGACCAGGAGATAAACTATATCTTATTTTTTTATAAAATTCTTGTAAAAATAGAGCACTTAGATTATGTACAGTTGCTCCAGCGGTGTGTATGCCAGATTGAGAAGTTGAAAATGTAAGTTCTGAAGGATTACTCGTGCTCTGATATGTTGTAATTCCACTAAAACCTCTAATACAACCAGTAAATGAATTGGTTGTTATACCAGTATAGGTAATAATTTCATCGTCAATTTTAAATAAACCGTATTCTGATGGGAATCCCTTTGTAGTTGAAACTACAACTGTCGTTGAAGACGTTGTTATTCCTGAAGATAGCGTAGTATATCCTTTAACTACTTCTGGAGTTAAATTGTCTAACTTTAAGTATTGATCTAAATTATCAGCAAGATCAACTGGACCACCCTGATACTCCTGAGAAATATAATATTGCTTTAGAAACTCAGATGCTTTTGGAGATTCAGATAATAAAAATTCTGGAAGTTGGTTGTCAATAATTTGCTGGACTTTAACTCTTCTATCAAACCCAGTTTCGATCATATTTTATTTCCTCTCTAAATCCCCGTTAGAATAACTTGAAGTATAATAGTCTTTAGTAAATGTTACTCCTGAAATATTTTCTCCAGAAGATATCACATCCTTAAGCATATTTATTTCACTATCGGCAACACTAAAACTTAGATATAGATCAGTTAGACCGACAACATCATTTGATTCTGGATATGCTTGAACTTCAATAACATTATTTTCTTTTGCTGTAGAAGTTACGTTAATTGGTCCAAGAATAATTTCTCCTTTTGCATAATCAATGTTACCTGCAGAAACAATCACATCCATATATGATCCATCTGTGGTTTTTCTAACAATTGCTATACTTCCTTTCTTACTTCCATCAAGTTTTTTTCCTGATGAATCTTTATATGGTCTATCAGTTAGATATACAGTGTCTGTGCTACCAGAAAGAGTAAATCCAGTACTCTTAATATTAAATCCTTCTGGATTAATATGAAATTCATTTCCGAAACAAAGTTCATATTGAACAAACTGATTTAAAGTAGATTTTAAGTTTCTTCTAATTCTTACTTTAGTAATGTTAGATGTAATTGAACGATCGACATTATCAATTATTTGTAGTAGTTTACTGTATCTAAATCTACCACCAAATTTATTCATATCCACAGATTGTGAATATTCATTCAGTGCGGACACAATAGAACTCTTGAGATTACTTGCACTTGAAGTTTGTGCTGGATTATAATAGATTGCAGAATCAATTTCAACATACAATACCTTAAGATCAATAATTTCTTGATTAATTCCACTTACGGCATATTGCTTTAATTTTGATAGAATAAACTCTTTATCAAAGTCGGAAAGAAAATCTCCATTTTTAGGTTTGATACTAATATACACAGTACCAAATCTTGGAGGATCTAAGTCCTCTCCACCAACAACCGAAACAGATTCTGTATTTGTGTATATTTGCTGTACAATTGCTTCGTAATCTCTAGGTGTTACCGCTCTGTATTGTGAAGCATATAGACGAGGTGCAAAATATTTTACAGATGAAATTGGTTCAATATCTCCACCATTTGATGCTTTTTGTACTGTCGTGACTGTTACCGAATCACTTGGTAGAAAAAGGTTATTATCGGAATTTCGAAGTGATCCTGCATACGTAAACGATGAAGCTCCATCACCGTCTTTTCCATCAGTAACAACATAAGTTGCAGTGATGACACTTGTATTTTCAAGTTTTTTGCCAAAAAATCCATCACCAAAAAGAAGTTCATATTTTTCATCTTGAACTTCTTGAATTAAATAAGATTCTGAAGTGGAAGTAACTCCCACAATATTGTCTATTTTTGAAAATTCTCTACCAAGACCACTATCACTTGGACCCTTTACATAAACAACAAGTGATTGTGTGTCAATTCCAGAATTATCAAGAACAAATCTTTGATCTAAAGAACCATCAACAGTAAACTGCTTCTTGAGAAAGGTTCCTTGATAGATTTCAATTGGAGATGTAGTGGTTCCAAAAGTAGCATATCCACCATTGATAGTGGTTGTTACATTTTCTGGTAAAGAAAACACATAAGAGGTGTCATCTTTTGCACCAACGCACACTAGACCCGCCTGTAGAGTTGCTGTGGGACTTGTTGAGGTAGTTGGTACTTTGATAATTACTTGTGCCTTAGAGGCGCTTTTAGAGCGGGGTACGTAACCAATATTTCTTGCCAGTGACACAACATTTTCTCTCAGTGTCGCAGAGTCA